GTATTCCAATCGGTGCTAGTCAAATAACCATTAGTTGTAGTATTGGCTGCTGCCATACTAATTGCTGGAGTTGCGCCACCGCTAGAAACTACTGGAGCTGTACCAGTTACGCTAGTTACCGTACCACCGCTTGAAGGCGCAGTATTGGTAATAGTGAAATTAGGGTATGTACCGCTAGTGCTAATGCCTGTACCAGCAGTTAAAGCTACGGTTTGGTCAGGAGCAGTATTCGTTACTGTAAAGTTAGGATAAGTACCTGAAGTAGAAATTCCTGTTCCTGCGCTTATTGCAACAGTTTGGTCAGGAGCAGTATTGGTAATCGTTAGATTACCGCTAGTCGTAATAGGACTTCCTGATACGCTAATGCCTGTTCCTGCTGTAGCTGCTACGCTAGTAACCGTTCCTGTATTACCTGTTAGCAATACTCCATTAGCCGTTACTGTGTTTGCAAAAGTAGCTTTTGAGTCTTGGTCAATGGTTAATGCTGTGACCTGAGTAATTGTAGTGTTTGGAGTAACTTTAACTACCGCTTTTGCGCCTCTAGCTGTAGCTCCCCAATTCTCTGTAGCTACTCCTTCTAAGGAAGATTGTGGATAAGCGTCTGCTGAAGTCGTACCATAACCTGCAAGTTCAAACTTACCTAGACTGTCACCACTTATAGGTGCTTGAGGCGCAGCTACAGTTCCCCTAAACTTACTTACACGAATAGCCGAGCTATTGGCATCGCTTGAATAGCCACGCATTGCAATTCTTGAGCCTGAATTGTTATCCCCTACTGCTCTAATTTTAATGGTCGGTACAGTCGTGGTATTAACGCCAAGATTGGAAACATTAACCAATGTCTTAGCGTTTAAGTCTACTGCGCCTGTAGCACCTGTATAAGGTACTGCGCCAACATCAGCAGCAGTTAAAACTACTGTTCCAGTATATCCATTGACGCTTGTAACTGCATCGGTATTGTCAATCTTTTGCCATACAGAACCATTGAATACGGCCCAGTCACCAATTTGCCAGTCAGTAATTCCGTTGAGATTGGTTGTACCTGCAACGCTTACAACATAATAAAACCCCTTTGTCCCTACTGAAGAAGTTAGTGTTGGGCTATTTGTTGTAGCGTTCCAAGTACCTTGATAGTTTAAATCACCTAGCGGTGGAATCTGACTTAATGGGACTTGACCGCTTGAATCAAGGGTTGCTACACCATTAGCCACTCCAGCATCTTTAGTAGAAGCCGTACCTAGACCAGTTACATCTGTATTTGGGACAGTAGTTGAAGCGGTCATTGCGGATGTGCCATTGCCCTTTACATAACCTGTAAGGGTAGACGCTCCAGTACCGCCATTAGCTACGGGAACAGTCCCACTTAATTGGTGGTCATCATTCCAGTTTGACGGCTGGACAATCGTTGTGTCACCAGCATCAGGAATGGCACTTACAAACTTATGCTTAACCGTTATAGCCATTATTGAACGCCTATGATTTTACCGTCTTGTCCCCGTACTACTTGCTTGGGTCGATTATGGTTTTCGTTAATGGTATTTACTAGGTCACTTAGGGCAAGTGTCATCTGTTGGTTACTCTGTCCGATAGCGTCTGCAATAGGTTTAAGTGGGTGTTCCATCGACTGAGCCATAGATTCTTCAGATAAATAAGCTTGCTCACCATTGGAATCATCAGCACCGATACGAGCAACTTCAATTTTAGCACCGTTGTTTATGTGGGCAAGTAAGACTTGAGTGTTGCGCTCTGTGTTCATCTTCATCTGAGCGACCCTCATATCCATCTCGGCTTGCTGACGATTACGCTGATCTTCCAGTTGGAATTTAAGCTGGTTCTCTTGCGCCTGATACTCTTGCTTGGCCTTCTCAAGTTCCATATTCATCTGCATACGCTGTTGCTCAAGTTGCATATCTTGTTGTGCTTTAGCTTGTGCAGCCTGCATCTTAGCCTGTTCAATCTGCATCTGCATCTGCATTTTTTGCATCTCAGGTGTAGGTGGTTTAGGCTGACCTTCAGCTTTCTTAGCCTGTTCACGGAACTTATCAGCAGTTTCGTCAATGATTCCCTCAAGTCCCTTGCCAGCTTTAAATGCGGTAACTGCGAACTTGAGCATTTCCATCAGCATCGGAGTTGTTTCAGGGATTTGGTTAGCCATCGGTACGGCTTGCTGGAAGAATTGGCCCATAGCAGACAAGAAGTCCATTCTGTCTTGCTTTTCCTGTGCCTCATCTTGGAAGATCATGGAATCGCTAGTGACTTCTACACGAAAGTTCTTAGCGGCTTCATCACGCAATAGGGCTAAAGCTTGTGGAATATGCGGTTTATCTGCATCGCTCAGTTGCATTGCACCACTAATCTTAACGATTGTGTCATCAGTAAAATGGTTACAAATGATCTGTGCTTTGATAGACAGCAGTTCAGTAGCAAAGTCTACTACTGCGTGTTGCATCGTCTTTAAGCGACCAGCAGCGTTGTTACTCTTAATAATTTGTGCGCCAAGGGTTTCGTTAGGGTCAGTCTGCCCACGCTGAATATCAGCGATACCCATGATTTCGTAGATTTGACCCTTAACCTGTTCCATAGCCTGATAAGACATGGTTAAAGCTTGAGCAATTGGAGCAATGTCTACAAGGTTAATAGCACCAGCCATACCCTGTTTCTCAGCAAATGCACCCCAGTTCTTAATCGGAAGCAGGGAATTGTTCTCACCTTCGGTAAACAGGCGTTGCAAGCTAGGCTCTGAAGCGTCATAAACTCCCCGAACTTTCAGGGCTTGAATGAATCCGTCAATACGATCAGCCAGCGTGTCTAACTGACGGGCTTGATCTTGATACAGTACAAAATCAGGGATTGGTACTAAAGAATCCGTTGTTAGTGTAGAAAACAAGGGTTTAGGACAAGGCCAAAAGTTCTCTAGCTTTAGCGGATCAGGTCTTGTGTCAAGGACTTCTCCCATAGACTTAGATAGCCAAATGACTTCACCGCTAGTCTTATCCCAAATCTCATAGACGCAGGCTTCTCTAGCCCCTTCGCCCATCTTCTCATTGAAAGACTTAGAAGTTTCAGGCTTAGTATCCAATGGGATACGACCACCCAAATCTTCACCAAAACGCTCTACCAATGCAGGGCGTGTCATATAAACCTTACGCCATACTGCGGTTACTTCTTCCCATGTACGGGCTACGGTGATACCAAAGTCACGCCAATGAACATAATCTACTGGAGCACACTCATACTCAATGCGTTCCTGATCTTCCCGATACATACCGCCTTCGGTTTCAGCTTCATCAATATCTTCTGTGATCTGAAAGCCATCGTCAGGTACATCAGCATCTTCTAGTGAATCTTCTTTAGTTTTGCCTGTAATATGTGGCTCATAACGAACCCAAGCAGTACCACGCCCACCAAGCAATCTGTCTGTAACTGATTGATTCATAGCGGATTTGTAGTCACCGTAATGGGTGATCTCATAGTCCAATGCTCTCTCAAGCATCATAGACGCTACCCGTGCTATTGGATCATTGTCTCTAAACCTGCGACTTACATCGGGTCTAGGTAATCGAGCAAAGATAGCTGGGGTAATGGTCTGAACATTGCTCCATAGGATATTAAACTTAGCATTAGGGTTGTTTCTAGTGCGGTTGTCATCACGATACCGTTTAACAATCTTGTCGGCTCTGCCTTCCCATTCCTTGAAGGTTCTCTCGTACTGCCCGATAATGTTGTACCAATCTTGGTATTCGTGATCCATATTTATATCCTGCGGTGAGTTATTTTAGGAGTTTCTTTCCACATCTCGTTAAGCGTTACATCATTCTCGCCAACGGATAAACCTTTAATTCTTGTGTCATTGAGGATAGGAGTATCTTCATCTTTCCATACAATTGACAGATAACGGAAGGCATCGGCAGAGTGACTTGTCCAATCATGCTTTGGGCGGTCATTAAAGCATTTTTTATCATCATTCCACTCTCGTTGATATTGACGCAAACTTTCGACACCTTCTTCACACCTATTATCAAACCAAGTGCGTGTTAATGCAAGCCTTGTTGCCTGTATTCCGTCTTGAATTGACAGATTTGGTACGATTTTTAGATGTTTTATGTCGATTTTTGTCGCAATTTGTTCGATTATGCTCTTACCACCACTTGCTAGTGTTTTCGCTCTAGCGTCATGGGGCAGGTAATGGTAGCCATATTTGTACCCAAATTCATCTTCTTTCTGTTGAAGCAAACCTGTATAGAAAGGGATAGCCTGTCCATTACTAGAATGGTGGTCTAGCACACGAATCTCACCATATACGACCTGAAACCACCATAAGCTAGTGGAATCATTGAATCCCAAGTCCCAAGCAGTATGACAGGGGAACATAGGATCATAATCAACGCAAGTTATGCGGTCTAAATCAGTTATTCTCCGCATCTCTTGACCATAGTACGCTCCTAGAATGGCTGCCTCAAATGAACATAAGAACTCAGCCTCATACTGATTGGCAGACATCATGCGCTGGGCATCCTCTAACTCAGAATCAGGTAGTAGTCCCGATTCATCAGCCCTAAGTGTCTTAGAGTACCAGCCATCATTGTTCTGTGCGCTCTTGTATATCTCATAGAACCCGTTATGGCCTTTTGGTGTCCCGATGAAAACGGCCCAGCCCAATCTGTCCGCTAAAAGTGGCCTGATAATTTCTCCCCATACTCTAGGCTTCATATCAGCGTATTCGTCAAGAACAATTCCGTCACAATAGTTTCCACGAAGCGAATCAGGTGCATCTGCTCCAAACAAGCGAATCCGTGAGCCGTTATGCAGTTCTACCCATAGTTCTGATTGATTAGCCTTGACCATAGCTGGTTTAGCAAAGCGACATAGGTAATCCCAAGCCACGCTCTTAGCCTGACTATAGAACGGACACAAGTAAAAGTAACGACCATCAGGCTTATTTTCTTTGATAGCCCGTTTAATCAAGTCATTAATGGATGCTACGGTCTTTCCAGCCCTGCGGTGACATACTAGGACAGCCCAGCGTTGTTTACGCTTGTGGAAGTCTTTAAATGCCGTTCTTACCCTGTATTCAAACTCATGGACTATCTCAGTCATCTTGCCATTTATAGATATGGGTGACTGTAGCGGTGGTATCGCCAGTTTGTTCTACTCTAGCCAGTTTAGGTACATGGTACTCAGCTACTTGCATAAAGCAATCGAAAGCTACTTTAGGGCCAAGCTTCTCATTGCTAGCGATGTCATCAAGCCATTCTTGTAGTTTGTCAGCGTTACCATCCACGAACTTAGCGATAGCCTCTCTAGCGAGGGCTGTGGACTTATTAGGGCTACCTGCAGGTCTACCTGCTCCCTTAATATTCTTTAATTGTTTATTTTCCATATCTAGCTCAAGTGGTTGATTAAGATAGGTTAATTATATGCTATTTCACTTCTTTATCCAAGTCTTTAAGCTTGTTGGCGATCATCTTTCTACGGGCAATGCGGTCAGCTTGGTTCTTTTCTAGCGTAGTTTCTTTATGATTACGCAGTAAAGCATCTTCTTTTTTGTATTTGCGTTCCATCGGCTTCATTTTTTTTCTCCAATGTACTTGTCGTATTGAGATTCTAATTTGGCTTTACGGCTGCCTTTAGCGTATTCACGCTCAGTATTCAAGGCAATAGCTAATGCTTGTTTCTTAGGTTTGCCAGCTTTTTCTTCGGTTTTAATGTTTTTACCGACAGATGCGGCACTTCCTGATTTGTCTAACATATTAACCTTTGAATTTAAGTAGGTAGATGGTGGTATCAATCTCTTGGGCGATATTGTCGATCAATTGAACGATCTCTGAATCTGTAGGTAGGTCTGCCCTAGCGTCTTTAACGAAAGACTGTAACGACTGTAGGTATGCTAAAGGTTCTTTTGGCTGGTGATAAGTAGCAGGGAATTGGGTAATCTGCCCGTAAATGCCAAAATAACACTCAGCTAATTCATCGGTCAATTCAATAATGCTTTCGTAAAAACCGCCAAGGGTCTTGTGTTTTGCATAAGACTTGGTAGCCCAATGGAAAAAATGGGTGTTTGTCCCTGAATGTAGCAATGTTGCTAGGAATAAAGCCATCGATTTTTCCATAAAACGCTCCTTTTGCGTTATTTTATAACACTTTTTGGATTACTCCTAGTGCTCTTAGTGCAGCATCAACGCTGTCAATACGACTAACTGCACCACCCTTCCACTTGCCCATAAAGTCTATTTGGTCAGAAGTGAACTTGGCTTTACTGTCTTTCTTAATTTCCATCAGCAAAGTTTCGCCAGCATAGCCGACCATTAGATCAGGGCAGCCGTGCTTCATTGATGCCAAAGAAACAACAGTTGCGCCAGCATCTCGTAAAGCTTTAACTATTTCCTTGTGATTAGTATCAATTCGTGCGTATGTCATTGATTTTCAATTAAAATAGATTAGTATTAGCTAACTTTACACCAAAAGGCAGGTCATGGCACAGAAACCATTGTCACAAGCTGAAATGCAAGAAGTAATGAATACTTATGCAAAGACGGGTAGTAAAACCGAAGCAGCTAAGTTACTAGGTATAAACCCCAATACTTTTCACTCAAGAATGGCTATCTGTAGGGCTAACGGCATCCAGCCAACAATTAAAGTAGCCAACAAAGAACTTACCGACCTTTTAGAAGCAAAAGATAAGATTCGCCAACTTGAATCAATGCTTCATGGACAGCGTGAAGAAAAGCTGACATCCGATTACATTAAAAAAGTAATCTTAAAGATGTCTACTAACAAAGTTTCTACCCCTAACTGGTTAATAAAGCCCCCTAAAGGTAAGACAGTCGCTGGAATTCCGACTTTGTTTGCTTCAGATTGGCATTGGGGCGAGGTCGTAGACCCCAATCAAATCAATAATGTCAATGAATACAATGTCGCTATCGGTCAGGATAGGGCTAAGGTAATGATTGAAAAGACCATAGACCTACTCAAGAACCATGTAGCGCACTCTGACTATGAGGGAATTGTCTTTGTGCTGGGTGGTGACATGGTATCGGGTGACATCCATGAAGAATTAATGGCTACCAATGCTATGGAAATCATGCCAACGGTCATTGATTTGTTTGGCGTTTTGATTTGGTGTATTGAAACATTGGCAAATGAGTTCGGAAATGTCTTTATTCCGTGCGTAAGTGGCAATCATGGGCGCAACACGCACAAGATTAGGGCTAAAGGCCGTAACTTTACTTCGTTCGATTGGTTACTCTATCAGTTCTTGAGTAAACGATTTGAAGGAGATAAGCGTGTTCAATTTCATATACCCGATGGCCCTGATGCCTATTATTCAATATACGGACATAAATATTTACTTACACATGGGGATCAATTTCGTGGGGGTGACGGTGTCATTGGGGCTTTAGGGCCAATCATTCGTGGTGACCATCGTAAACGATCTAGGAACGCTCAGATTGACATGGAATACGACACAATGCTATTAGGTCATTGGCATCAGTTAATCCAGTTAGAGCGTCTTATAGTGAACGGTAGTCTTAAAGGCTACGATGAGTACGCTTACAGCAACAACTTTGGGTTTGAGCCACCCCGTCAGGCTTTATGGCTTACGCATCCCGACCACGGTTTGACCTTTAGTATGCCCGTGTATGTCGATAGAAAGAAAAAGAAACTTAATTCTGAATGGATTAGTTGGAAATGAGGTTAAATCCTGAAGTTATCCGCAATGCGTATGCCAGTCTTTGCTGTGTATATCCATTTACTAAGTGGAATCTTCCTGTACCTGAAGAAATTGAATTTATAGTAATCCATGACCCTGAAACAATGGGTACTTATATGTACGATTGTGGAGAGGATTATGAACATACTATTACGATTAGTTCTGCTCGCTGTGGGCATTACTACACTATGCTTACAACTCTTTCGCATGAAATGGTTCACATGAGTTTTCACCGCCAAAAGGGTGATAAATGGTCACATCATGGCAAAGCCTTTAGAACCCGTTGCAAGTTAATAGCAGAAGAACTAGGTTTTGATGGCCTAGAACTATAAAGTTACTAGACAAAAGCAAAACTGTCTAACAACTGATACTTATAGGTACTAATTACCTATACATATTGATACCTATGTGTATAGTTATTGACAAAAAGTATACATATCAACAAAGTTGTAGACATTTTTGTAAGGTTTTGGTGGCTAATTGTAAAGCCGTAGACATGGAATTGTAAAGTTTTGACTTATAAATAAGTCCATAACTACATTAATGGTTTATTTATGAGTCATTAACTTTTTCTTACAAAATACCCCGTTCGGTAACTTTTTTGCTTATTTGGTCACTTTTTTGACCATTCTTCCCGTTCGGTAAACTTTTCCATACAAATTAAATTACTTTGTTATTGCTTGGAAATTTACTTTGTTATTTAGCCAACAAATACAGTCCAATATTACTAAAGGCATATCCTGTAAAGGTTATGCCCATACCTATCTGCCCCTCAATAAATTGCATTACCCCAATTGATAAGTAAATACAGCCTACAAAAGCGATTAGCCAGCTACTCATTTATAAGCCTTTTTGTTTGTTCAAGGAGTTCTTCTTCTGTAATTTGGTATTCCAACTCGAACCGTTTACGACCCATTCCGTGAATACTGGTATTTGAGCCTCTATGGTGATAGGGGCATAAGCCAATAACAGGACTGTTGTTTCGTATGCCAGTTCGTCTAATGTGATGCAGTTCTGCTGGTGTTCCCTCATTGCCTTGATGCCTACATAATGAGCATCCCAGTTCAGCAATTTTTCTAAACCTTTCTTTTTCAAGCTTAGTAGCCATTAATATAGTCGCAGGATAGCTGTTCTAATTTATCCGCAGATTCCGCAATATCTACGCTAATTTCTAGCATTTGAGTGGGATCAGAAGATTTAAGGGCCTCATCATACATTTTGCAAAGTATTTTAAGAATTAAAAATTCTTCGGTTACTTTTAAAGTCATTTCAATATCCGATCTTGGTTGCGGTTTGATACTTCTAAGGTTTGCCAAGTGGCGTGTCTAAGGCGAGCAGCTTCTAATTCCCACTTTAATTTCTCTGCGTTCTCCGTTGCTACGCCAATTGCCTTGCAAAGGTCTTGGTATTTTTGGCTTGCATAAGCTTCTCGTTCTTGTGCGCCTATGGCTTGTTCGCCTGACTTTTGCATCATAATGCTTTTTAAACTACTCTTAAAGCACTCTAGTTGAGCTAACTCACCCTTAGCTGCTGCGTATTTGCCAGCGTTTTCTAAAATAAAGTCTATACATTTATTGGGGTCTATTTCTCTCATTTAACCTCTCCGTTAATAATTCCCATGCAATTGCTGCCACTTGTGGTACTTGTCCGTTTCCAATGGCTTTAAGTCTGTCCACCCTTGCGGCCACCCCATTAGCCATTCGTACAGGTTCGGGTTGATTGAAGATGGTATGTAAGTCCCATTCTTGAGTGCGTTTTTGTGCGCCCCCGAACCGCCAGCATTCCCCCCCCCCGAGGGAGTTGTTGGTGTTGGCCATATTGCTTCTTTGCGTTTCTTTAACGCTTTGCGACTGTTGCTTCCACCGCTTGCTCCCGTTGTCGGAGTATGAAAGAATTTCTCGTTGTCGGGCAACAATCCATATTCTTTTTCTGTGGTGTTTTGCTCCAATATCTGACGCTCCCAGCACTCCCCATTCAGCATTGAACCCGAGTTTGGCCAAATCCCCAAGAACTGCTCCCAATCCTCTACGAGTGAGCATTGGTGAGTTTTCCACAAAAACAAACTTGGGTCGAACTTCGTAAATGATCCGTGCCATTTCTTTCCACATTCCTGACCTTGCTCCATCAATTCCTGCGCCTTTTCCTGCGGCAGATATGTCTTGGCACGGAAAGCCACCTGATACGACATCAACAATTCCTTGCCAGCTTGTTCCGTCAAAGGTTTGAACATCATCCCAAATCGGGAAACTTTCAAGTAATCCGTCATTTTGTCTTGCGGCAAGTACGCTTGCTGGATATTGTTCCCATTCAACGGCACAGACTGTTCGCCATCCAAGTAAATGTCCCCCAAGTATTCCGCCACCAGCACCTGCGAAAAGAGCCAACTCATTCATTTTCCTAATCTCTTTTTAATTAACATTTTAAGTTCCGCTTCGGTTTCGGGGTTTTGTGCTAACAACTTCACCACCGATTCCCAGCCACGCTTCTTTGCTACACCGATATACCAGTCTACAAGGTACATCTGTTTTACTGCTTTGGGTCTATGAATAATCCCGTGAATCATTCCTGCAAATGGGTCAGGCTTCAATTTGTTTAATCTTTTGACTAATCCTTGATCTTAATGCCTGCCAGCCTTCTCCAGCATAGGGAGTTATACCTACTTCTTGGGCTTTTTTAATGGTTAATTCTTCTGTAGCGTAAAACGGCAATTCAGGTTTCTTTAAAGGTTCAATGTCAAGTTCATCATCGTAACGACCAGCCCGTAACCAAGAGGCAGGGTAAGGAATAAAGTCTTTAGCCGTTTCCTTAATCTTCCAGTATTTAAGATGACTTGGCAGGGCTTCTATGGCTTTTTCTTGTTCATCAGTAGTCATAGACCGCCAAGCTTTCTCAGCATCCTTACGGGCCATCTTACGGGGGTACAGGTTATAAAACTCAATGAACGACATTGATCTGCTCTCGTAGCGCAGCACATTCTTCTTCCAGCATCTTATTTTTTGCTTCGAGTTCCGCTAATCGTTGGCGTATTTCGTGCAAGATTTCTTGTAAATAAGGATTCATTTACTTTCTTTCTTTCAATAGGTTTAACTGCGTATTTATCAACTGCTTCGGTTAAAAGAGCAACTAGCCCCCATTGGACAAGCGTTTCAAGTCCTTCTTTGTCAAAATCTACTTGAGCGTTGGCTGATCCATCTTTATTCTCTTTCAGAATCTTTACTTGTATCTTCATGGTCTGCAAACTTTATAATAGGTTTATCCAACGCAAGTTTAGCTAGTTCAATGTACCTGTCTACCTCTAGCCTATCTTCGCCACCAATAGCCGCTTTGCTGTGTGCAATCGGTTTTCCCATGTTGTCGTAATAAACTTCACGGATTTCAAAATAATCCTCATAAGGATTGCTCATATTTACTAATCGTAGATTCCAAGTCATTTTGTACTCCAAATGTTAATCTAAATGAAGTATATGTTAAGTGAACTTAAGAGTAAATATTTTTTATTACTGTTGTTTTTTTGTCAGGATTGTTAGATTCAGGACATAGCTATCCCTACTATGAGGAATAGCTTGTCAGTCTTGTTGAGTTCTTTCTCAAATTATTGCTTCGATGTCTTTGTCGTGCCTAGGTCTGTCGTTATCACATCATCGGTCTATCCATGCAGGGCGGTTCTTCTTACTATCCAAGCAATAACAGATAGGGAAGGGTGCGTAAGCACCTAGTAGTTTCTAGGGGGTCTACAGCCTTTACCGTTGCATCACGCTTGTGAACGGGCTAGGCAGAAATAGAAAAACCCCTTAAGGTAGCTCTAAGTTGATCCCACTTGCTAAAAGATTCCAGAACTTTTAGTAAATGCTCAAAGCTACCCTAAAGGGTCTGTTGGATTTTATACAAAACAGGGATCAATCTGCCTGTCTAGTATAAACCAAGTCTTTCAAAATTAAAATGCCCATGGAAGCCAAAAGGCTTAATATTTGACAATTCTCGTTCAAAGCTGAAATAACGGGCTATTTCTTCGGGGGCAAACTTTATACCCTGATTTTCAAGAAAAGCCCTGTTTATATGGCAGATTAGGTCATCTTCATTTAGGTCTGTATATACAAACTGGGGGCTGGCGGTCAGTTTACAAAGCTGCCTAGAGCGTATGCTAAAGCCACCATTGCCTACCCGTTTGCCTTCAGGATGCCAAGGCCATACCGCCCCAATGTAGTCATAGTCTAAGAACTGAGGTTGCCAAGCCTGCGGATTGATAATGAACCCATCCCATTGCACAATTAAAACAAAGTCCGTGTGAATGTGTTTATGCAGTTCGTAAAGGATAAACTTGCTGTAAGCCTGACGGCTATTGATTTGTGGGTCATTTATAAAGACTTCACCGCCAAACTCAAAGTATTCCTTGCACCTGTCCATTGCCAGTTTAGCTTTGTCAGGCTGTACCGAATCAATACAGCACAGCGTAATGTTTGGTAACTTTAATCTCCGCAAAAACAAGGGATTCCTTCTTCATTCGTAGGAAACATATCGTCATGGGATAAAGCAAAAACCTTTAAATCAGTATAACTTGGGCGGTCTTTACGGAATTTTGCCCCATCTCCATAAGTTTTATTGCTTGAAGTGGCATGGTTTTCCATTTTAATCCACCAATCAGCCCTTTCAGGCTTTTCCCTAATAAGACTAATAATTTGATGCGTGGGCTTTAAAAAGCATAAATCACAGTTGCCGTGCATAGTTACCCCATTCATATTTGGCAGACCCAAATCAAAAGATTGGGTTTTCCAAAACTCCCCTACAGTTTGTTTAGTAACGCCAGCCGTGACTAATGGAGTTCTTTCTCTATCCATCTTTGCGGCTCTACGCATTTCGTCAGCCCTAATTCCTACCCAATCCATATTCTCGTTATGCTTCCATCCTAAATGCTTTAAATAAGCATGGATAGCTCGTATTTTGAGCTTGGCAGTACATATCCTAGCTACTGGGTTTGGAAGGTAAAGTGAACCATTTTGGTCAATTAATTCAAAAAATGGTTCGCCATTGCGACTAGCAGTATCAAAATCTACCTTTTTCCATCTATCTTTGGTTTCAGGGGAATATTGATATTCAATCCAATGTATTTCAACACCCCAATTTTTTCCACAATCCCTTACAAATTCAAGAGTAGCTTCTTCTTCTTTGCCTGTATTGGCAAAACAAACAATAGCTTCTTCAGGCAAACCATTATTTGATTGCAAAATGCGCCAAAGCATATAAGCTGATGTACGACCACCACTAAAACTAATGACTGTTGGTTCTAGTATTTCAAATGGATCACTCATTCCAATTCAGGCCATATCATTTTATAGGTATTGGGAAACAGGCTTTTTCTAGACACCAAGCCGTGACTTTCCTTCTCCAGCAACGCAGCTAACATAATTAACTTATCGTAAGGAATGTCGGTATTTTGCCACATAGACACGGCTGGTACGGATACCCCTACTAACTTGGCTACCCTTGTGCAGCCCCCTAATAGCTTAATCAT